CTACGACCACATTAAATCTTGAGAAATATTGTCGGGGAAGTTTGTAGATGGACTGCCAGGTTGTAATAATGACCTGTGAGTCTGTTTCTCTCTCCTTTCCCGCATAGATCTTGTGGCAATATGAACCAACATCCCACCCATAATCTGCAAAGTCTTTATACATCTGCTCTACAAGGGATGTCGTCGGAACGACTATCAGAGTATTTTGTCCTTTCTCAACGTAATATCTCACAATCGAGTATATCATCAATGACTTTCCAGAGGCAGTTGGAGATATCAACAACTTTCGATTATGTTTTAAAGCGTCGTATACTCCCTCAACTTGGTATTCGCGGGGAGCATACTTGCAAATAGATGCCATATAATCTTTTACGCCTTCTTTTGAAATCATATCATTGACTTCAAAAGGAAGACCATAGAACTTATTATTGATAAACTCATAAGTATAATCGTGATTTTCACAAAAACTAGTTAGTTTATCTAATAAACCTACATAGATTTCACCAGTTTGTGAATTAAACAATCGTATTTTTCCGTCCCAGTGTCTGTTGCGAAACTGGGGCATAAACTTCGCACCTGGCACATCAAATGTGAATTGATCTGCAAGTTCGTAATGGACGTGCGGTTCTGCTTTTACTTGAAGATAAACTTCATTCTTTTTTGATATCACCAAATGAGACATTACTCACGAGTTTCACCTGTGAATATTTATTACCTCAGTTAAATCCTGCTTGGAATCTATGCCATTCAATAGCATTTTTAATTTGAAACGTTCTGTTAGAAACGGTCTTAATAACTTCTTCTAAAAACTTGAGCATAATATCATAATAACGAATCTTGAGGTCTATTCTATTCAATCTCTCATCAGCATCCATATGCCTCTGTAAGGCGTCTTTATCTCTAATCTTATATGGAAACGGTTCTTCTTCATAGACCTCTATAGGTGCCTTTCCGGTGTAGTAATTATACCTTTCGAGTCTTACTTTACTGTATGTCTCTTTTGCTTTCTCGCGTAACAGAGTAATTGTATTATAAATTGTATAATACTTAGAATGAAGTTGAGGAATTTTTAAAGATTCATCATGTAAATTATCAGGGTCAATGACAGAATCCCTCTGCCACATTTCCTGAATTTCATCAAGGTTCATAAGCGAGTTCTGCCGTCCGAATCAGTTATATAATACACAGTATACTTGAATGTTGCCTCTGCTGTAAAGTATTGTATGTCTGTAACCGAAGTATCAAAATCTAAAGAGGTTAAATAAGTTGGAAATAAGTCCAGAAACCTTACAATAGTATTAGTATGATAGTTACTATTCAATATTGATAATGAACCATCGCTAAATCCTTTTTTAATGTCTTCCGGTTCAGTTACATTATTTTCATTTGAAATTAAATTCTTATAGTCTTTTGTTGTTTCCGGGAATCCAAGACCAGTTAACCAATTATGTATCGCCATATAATTAGTCATATCTTCATCAACTAAAAATCTCAAAGTTAAATCACCATAGGTTAATTTTTCTCCAGGAATATCCAAATCCTTGAGATAGTTTGGTTGAATTGCTGTTTGTAAAGAAATTTCCGGTATTCTAGCACTAGTGCAAAAAAATACTACCTTTGGTTCTTTAGATAATGTAAATTTAAATCCTGCTGGAGACAAGAAATTGCGATTGGATATTTGATTAGCAAATATTGATGATGCCATTATTTTTTAAAATCAAAAATAGAATTTGTGGTGAGATATTTAAAAATTGAACTTGGTTTTTATCTAATTTGTTTTTAAAACTGTTTGAAAGTTTTCATTTAGTTATTAATAATGAGATTAAACCAGGATTCACTCATTCCACAAATAATATTATCTGCGGATTTCTTGTCATCGGCATAACCTTCCTTGATTAAATGCTCAACAACTTTTTCATAATTTTTATTAATTTCTTGAGATTGTCTTGGAGTAGGTTTCATTTTTCCACTAGTTTTATTTTTATTTAGATAAAAAAAGAGGGTCCAATTGGACCCTCAGATAGATATGTGAATCGAGATCACATAAGGTTGGTAACCGAAACTCTTCTGTAGTAACGGTTGGAGTTTGCAGTGATACGACCAGGATTGGTAACAGGAGCTGGACCCTCAGCGAATGGGTTGGCAACAAGACCATAACGAGTCTTAAAGCCAATCTTGGGCTGGAAGGTGTCCTGACCAACGGCACGAACCATTTGGAGAGGAACATATGGGCAGTAGAAGAGACCAGCGTCATAAGGTGAAGAACCCTTATAACCAGCAACATAGTACTGAGTAGCAGCAACGTTAGCAGAATATGGGTCAATGTAGACGCGGAACTTACCGGCAAGAACACCAGCAAAAGTATTACCAGTGTCATCAACATTCAAGTTAGCGTTCAGTGCAGGAGTATAATCCAGAACGCCAGCCATCGTCAGGGCTGAAGCAACGTCTGCAGAACACAGAATCATGTTGCCCTTTCCACGACGAGTTCTTTGAGCGATAGCGTTTGCATCACGCTCGATCTGGAAGATCAGACCCTTGAACTTCTCAACCGACCAACGACCGTTGGAGTCAACATCAAGGTCAAAAGTACCAGCGGTAGCAACATTTGCTTGAGCACCAGACTCAGCAGACTTATAGATAGTACGAATAACTTCGCGGTTGATTTCAGCAAGAATCTCAGTTGAGAGAATGTTTGCCAATTCCGCTTCAGCATTCAGACCATGAATTGCCTTAAGGTCTTGTGCCAGTTCCAGTGAGTACTCAGCTTTGAGCGCACGTGACTTTGCAGTAACGGTGACTTTCTCAATGCTGAATGCCATCTGGTTGAAGGCATCTCCAGATTCACCAAGACTTTCAGCGTTCTCGGTATCCATACCACGACCTGCATTATACGCAGCTTGAGTCGCATTTGTTGAAGGATTTAGGAGACCTGGGTTGGCACCTGACTGAGCAGTAGTACCAAAACCAACAGAAGCACCGTCACTTCCAGTGCTATACGCATTGCTAGTAGCATCATAACCTTCTCTTTGTGCAGAGAATGCCGAATCTGCTTCGTTAAACAGTGCTTCAACACCACTCTGATTGGTGAAGCGTGAACGCATTGCGAAAATAAGTCCAGTAGGACCGTTCATTGGTTGAACACCAGCAAGATCATAAGCAACCAGGTTAGGCATTGCACGTCTGATCAGTGAAATCAGAACTGGGTCAAAACCTTGAAGGGCGCCTGATGCACCGGCACTTAAACCAGCGGTAGCACCACTTGAAGTGGTGAAGTTTGTTGGAGCTTCGGTAAGGAACTCACGCTCCTCACGAAGTGCGTTTTCTTGGTTCTCCAGGAGAACGGCAGTTACCATTCTACGATGCGAATCTCTGATTGAATCAAGACCTTCGTAGTCTAGGAGTGGTGCCCACTTCTCCTGCAGATGCTCAGCGTTGAACATTTGCATTTGATTTTACCTCTTTTAAAAAGTTAGTTTGAACTGTATAATGTAAAAATCACTTTTTAGAAACTCTTCTCAGAGTATTCATATATGATTCCATAATTGGTGAAGATGTTGTCTGAGCAACAAATTCATTCCCTTCGGAAATGGTCTCTGAATGAGTTCTATGAGTACCAGCATTTGATGGGAAATATGATTCCCTCAGTGTTACCAGCTTCTCACGATAGTCTGCTTCACTTTCAAACTCAACATTTTCGGCAAGAGAAGCGAGCTTGTCTTTCTGGGAAAGTGCAAGACCCTCAGCGACATCTGCAAAGATTACATCGGCAACTGACTCGGCTAATCTTCTATTAAGAGCAACATTTCTTTGAATTTGCTCGTTGAGTTTTGACTCCATTTCATCTAGTTTATCTACCATGCTCTCGATTACATCATATCTATCTTCAGGGATTGTAACATAATGATCTTCAAAAAGTTGCTTCATGCCTGAGAGGAAACTCTCAGTCATTTCAGTTTTAAGTCCGTGTTCAACTGCAAGTGCATTCTCTTGGAACCACTCATCAGCAACATACTCTAGATATGCATCAAGTCTTTCTGTGAGTTCAGACTTGATAGTAGTAATCTCTTCTACAAGAGCGGATTCATAAGCCTCTTGAAGAGAACCTCTGATTTCGGCAACTTTTGATCTGATTGCCGCTTCAAAGATTGTACGTGCTTTTTCTTGAAACTCTTCGGAAAGTTCTTCGCCAGCAAGAAGAGCATTAACATCTTCTTCGATGTCAAAATCTTCTTCTACCACTTCTTCTTCCTCAGTTTCCTCTTCTTCGTCATCACCCTCTTCACCAGTTTCGAGATCTTCTTCCTCGTCTGTTTCTTCTTCAATGACGTCTTCTTCTTCCTCAGATTCTTCCTTCATTGCATCTGCTGCCGCTGCTTTCGCATTAACAACATTTTTGACCTGAGCCAAAGATGCGCCAGGAGTGTTGAGTTTTGCTGAATCGTCATCGGGACGATAATTTTCGGGAGTAGGACCGCCGAGGTCTTCAACTGGAATACCAGCCGAAGTCATTGGCTCAGCAGGTGCAGCCCCTTTGGTTACTACGTTTTCCATTTCTTGTAAATTGCTACCAACGGACATTTGTTTTAGATTTTGTATATTTAATCTATATTTATTTATAAATTAAAGATTTGAAAGAAATTCGTTGAATAAATTCAACTTATGTTCTTCAAGTCTTTTTTGATCGACTAGTGTATTAATTCTTTTTTGAGTTTGAGTGGCAAGTTGTTCACGAAGAATACCACCTTCCCATACCCACTCTTTACCTTCCATAATTCCCTGAACAAATGCATCAGGGGCAGAAGGATCGGCAACGATATCAGCTGCAGTTGCAAGCATAAAATCTTCACCCACAATTTTATGACCTTCATTGGTCATCTTGAGTGATCCAACACCACGAGAAGAAACTCCAAGGCAAACTCCTTCTCCAATTAAAGAACTTGCGATCTTACCCATAGGAGTATCTAGAAGTTGTGCTTTACCTCTAAAATTATTTCCTTCACAAGTAAGAGAAATAATTTTATGAGAAACGCGATCTAGATTTACAGTTGGACCATCGGGGTGTCCGAGTTCTCCAAGAGCACGACCTTTTGCGATAAAGTTTTCATCATATCTCTTTACCTCACGGGAAAGAGTTTCCATAGGATACATTCTTCCATTACGGTTGCAAATATTTCCCTGAAGGAAAACACCTTCGATGTACATCTTTTTAGATGTACCTTTTCCTTCGGTGATAAACTTTACCTGTTGTACTTCTTCTGTGATGAGTTTCATTTTTTTTAATTTGTAAATCCTACTTTTGCTCCTAAAACAGCGGCATTTGCTGCAAACACACAATGTGATGGTAACTTTTCTAAAAGTTCAGATTGCGATCTTGCTAAAGTGAAGGATCCAATAACGGTTCCGCCTTGTGTTTCAACCACAGTGACTAAATGATCCGCAGATGTTGCCGAATTAAAAAGACGTACAACTGTTGCTGAACTAAAACTTGTAGCAGCTCCAGTTGTCGTTGGGAGTGCCGCCTCCGCTCCAAGAACCTTAATTCTATTGGCCATTATTCCTGATCCTCTGTTTCTTGTTGATCATCATAATCAGCAGATTCTTCTTCTCCAAATAGGGAAGAAGATACGATTGGTTTAGCAATATCAATTCTTTCAACCGCTTTTGCATACAAAGCACTTTTAATAGCGTCACTAATCTCATGTGCAGGTGCATCAGTTGCAATCAAATCGATAACATTTTCCATAAATTTTATGTATTATATTTTATATTTATATCTCAGCTTTTTTGGTATCTTTTTGCACTTGAGCATCAGTGACAGCGCCTTGTGTTTCCAAATCTGGTTCTGCTGGAACTTCACCTATACCCATTACATCTTGCCCCATTCCTTGCATACCCGAACCTTCACCTTCTTGTGGTAATGGTTCTCCGGTAATTGGATCTATTTGAGATGGATCGGGAATAATGCCTTTCGAAATTTCATCCTCAATCTGCTCATCAATTTCAATAATTTCAGAATCAGTTTGACGAAGAATTCTTTTTCTTACATATTCAGTTGAGTAATATTTTCCAATGTAAGGTTCAATAGTTGCCAGATTTCCTAATCTATTTTGAAGAAGTTCTGATTCTTTAAGTTCAGCAAATTGATTATCATATAAGAAATCATATTGAATATGATCACTCATAATCTCCCAATCTTCAGGAGTTACAATATTTTTGAGAATCAATTGCGTTCTCAACATATCATTAAACATTTGGGCAAATCTTTTTCTCAAACGTCCAACAAATTTTGCAAACTTAAGTTCATCTCTTAAAATTTCAGAAGAGCGACCAAGATTAAATCCACCATCAGCAGCAATTCTTGATTCTGGAACTCCAAGTGCTCTATAAAGTTTTTTCTGGAAATATTCAATATCAGAAAGTTCTCCAAGATTTTGACCACCTGGAAGAGTTGTGATTTCAGTTCCTCTACCACCCTCTCTTCTTGGAAGCCAGAAATCTTCGAGCATACTCATATATTTGCGATCATCACGAACTTCGCCAGTATTGGCGTCATACGCAAGTTTGTTTCTGTAGCGAGACATAACCTCTTTGAGGTATTGTTCTGCCTTTACTTTTGGAAGATTTCCAACATCAATGTAAAAAATTCTACGCTCCGGAGCACGGGACAATCTATAAATAACCAGAGAATCTTCAATCATTCTTAATTGATTGAGTGCTTTGATTGCTTTATGCATATAAGAAAGCACTGTTCCTTTATTTCTATCTACAAGACCAGAACTGCAGTAAACGATAGAATCTTTTGCAATTTTGATTGATTCTTTTCCAGAACCAGAAATCATTCCAGATGGATAATTTGGTTTCGCAGTATACAGAAAATATTCTTCAATTTCTGGTTCTACAACTTGAATATCCTGACTTCCTTTATTGATAGGAAATGGATTTCTTCTATCCGTCTTTTTTTCTTGACGAACATATTTCATTTTCATTGGGTCAATATATCTTAAATCCTGAATACCTGCTTGTGGATTTTTAATATCAATGACCTTTAAATAGTAAATTCTACCATCAATATACCAATTTCTAAAAATTTCGTGAGATTTTCGATCAAAATCTAGAATTTCTTTTAAATTTTTAAACTCATCTCTAATTGTTTTTTTTAACTTCTCGCTTGCATTTAAATTTGATAATTCAATTTCTACTGGAGAATCATACAAGTCACTTACGATTGCTTCATTAACAACATCTTCAATTGCACCATCACATTCTGGATGAAGTGCCATTTCACGATATCTTTTTATAAGATCGTGTTCAGTTCTATAGACACCTTCAATGTCTATATATTGACCATAAAAACCACTTGCAATATAATTATCAACCCCGTCCTCATTGGTTTGAGGAACGGGGGATATTACTGAAGATGGTTTTTTCTGCGAATTTTCAATAGAAAAACCAAAAAGTTTTGCCATCGTATAAACTAACTACTTAATATACAATATTTAGTTAATATCTTCACCGCCAGCTGCCGGAGCATTACCCTTAAATGCTTCCCAATACAAAACTTGAAGTTCTACAGTGAACTCTTGAATACCTTGAGCATCATATGAAAGTTCGATTGGGGCAATTTGAGATGGGAATACATCATAGAACTTATATGTTCTCAAAACATCACCAGTGCGATCTAATTGATAAACAAATGCATCTGCTTGATATTCTGCAGGATTTGTTTTACCAGTATTATCAGACACTCTATTAATCGTATTCATCCACTTTTCAAAAGCAGAACGAATTGCAAAATCAGTGTCGTTAATGATAGTTACAGTCCAAGTATCAAATGTACGATCACCAGCAACTTTAAAAACTCTTCCTCTAAAGGGAATTTCGATAGGAGCTACATTGGAGGCAGGTAAATTTGCTGCTTTGACAAGAAATCTTGCCTTATTTAAGATATCATTGAGTCCGTCAACTTTAACTGCTTGTGGAAAAGAAAGTTCAACCTCAAACAGATTAGAACGAGCACCACCACCAGTTAATTTACTTTTAAAATCAGTAATCTTTTTAAATACTGGTGGGTTTTGTTGATTTTTAGTGGCCATAGTTTTATACCTCTAGGTTAATTAAATTACGCCGATTACTTCTTCAAAAGAAATACCAGTTCTTGTAGCGATAAAAGTCAAGCCAATAAAATTAATTGATCTTGCTGGTTTGATATAGATATCAGCAACAAATTCATTGCTATCAATAATAGCAGCAGTATTGTTTGTTTCATCACAAACAACTACATAATCGAATATTCCACGCTTTGCTTGAACATCGCGGAGGAATGGCTCAATAATATTGACAAAGTTTTGTCTAGTAACATCATCGTTAAATTCAAAGAGTTGGTCTTTCGCAGCAGCAGAAATACCATCTTCAAGATAGATAAAGAGTCTACGAACATTGATTCTATCAAATGCCGATGACTTACCAAATCCAGTCTTATCTCCAAAGAGAATAATACCAGCACCAGGTGAGAAAATAACTGGATTAATTCTGTTTGAATACAGAACGTCCCTTTGAGATTTGCTTGGATTGTATGCGAGTTTAACCGCATTTAAAATTGCACCTCTTGATGTTCCTGCAGGTGAGAACCAAGGGAAATTATTGATATCATTTCTAGCACAAGTTCCAGCAATATCACCATTAAGTGGAACATATCTAAAGGTATCATTGAATCTATCATACATGTACTTATAACCACTATCAAATACAGCATAAGTTGATGAAGTTACAGATGCGTAAAAACTAACAAGATTATTAGTGATTGATGAATCTGAATTGACAGTTACAGTTCCTACTGTTCCGTCATTCAAAAAAGCAAGTCTATGAGGAGAGATAAATGCCACTGCATCTTTTCTTATTTCAGCAATAGAAATGAGTTTATTTGCAAGTGCTTGTGCAGTTTCTTTTGCATAATTTGCAGAACCCATCAATAGGAAATCAATTCTATAGTTTTCTGTATTTTCAAATAAACTATAACCATCAGCAAGTTTTGCTAATGTTGAAGTTAAAGCTCCTGGCAATGTGATGTTATCTCCACCATCATAATTTTTGCCACCACCTAAAGTATAAGTAGATGCTCCATTTGCAGCAAAAGTAATACCTTGAGTTTCTTGATCCCAACCTATATCAGACTCTAAAGTAAATCCACTACTAAATCCTGTTGTTACAACTCCAACTGGCGCTGAACCACCAAAAACATATTGTGAGGCATTTACCAAAAATTTTCTCCAATAGGATGTTGATCCCGCAGAGTATTGAGAATCTTTTGCTTTTGAAAGTGCAATATACTTTTCAAGTATAGTTCCTGCGTTTCCAGTAATAGTTCCAGCATCATCAAAAATAACAATGTGCAATTCATCAAATCTAGAATCTCTAGCAGCAGCAAATTCCGAGGTTCCTGGTCTATCAACTAGGGTATTCCAAGGAATAGTGCTATTTGAAAGAGAAATAGTTTGTTGGTCAAACCAATCAAGTTGTGAAGTATACGAAGTACTGCCAACTGCAGTATTTTGTCCTGAAGTATGAATTGCAACAGATCCTGTAGAACTAAATGCATAAACACCAGATGGTTGATAATCAACTTCAGTTACTGTTCCTGCAGCAGACACATGAGCGAGAACTTTAACATAGATATTGGATCCACTTATTTCTGTAATGATTCCTTTTAAATGACCATCAAGATTTGAAGTTGAACCATTGCCAGGAAGAGTTGTAGAAATTGCTTGCGTAACTCCGTAACCAACTTGAATGGTTGTAATTCCTGAAGCAACCGATGTGCTAATACCACTTAAAATTTGGTCTGCCTTTGAATCAATGATCGCAACTTTAATTCCATTTGCCCAAGATCCTGGATTTCTTGCTGCAAAAGTTACGCCTGAAATAGTATTTTCATCATAACCTAATTGATTATAGTGTTCTTCACTCTTAATTTTTATACTAGACACGCCGACAAACGCATTTTTTAGATCATCATCATCAGATCTAACTACTCTTAAATTTCCACCATAAGCTAAATATGAAGATGCAACCATCCAAGTTTCATAATGTTTGTCTGTGCTATATGGTTCAGCAAAAAGATTTACCAGGTCAGACTCATTTTCCACAAAAGTTGGAGTATCTACTGGTCCTTTTGCAAAAGGACCGACAATTGCTCCTATAGCCGCGGAGACAGAATCAACTCTACCTACTGTTAGATCAACTTCTCTAACTAAAATTCCAGGAGATGCTAAATTTAGTGGCATCTTATTTCTCCTAAAGGTCCAGAATTATTCTAAAAATATTTATTAAAAACATTATTTCCAATGGGGAATTAATGCGTGAATAAAATTACCAATCTGGATATGACCAGTTAATTAAACTATCTTTCTTTTTATTTTTATAAATTCTATTTTTTGTGCATTCTTTACACTCATAAGAATATGCTGAAGGAAATGTTCCTCGATCTTTACGAGTTAAATAAAAATCATCTATTAAATTTTTTACCTCTCCACACACTCTACATTTTCTATCAAAAAATAATAGGTGTTCTATTTTTATCTGGTCATCTAAATCCATTACCTATATTCCCACATATATGACCTGTCTCCATATTCATCTAAATGCCACCTATCACCATCGATATCGACAAAACTATGTTCATCAACACCATCTAAAATAAATCCAAATGGAGCCATATCTTGTTCAATTTGATTTTTCTGTTCCTCATAAATTCTTTTACGAACATCATTGTCCGTCATTTCTTTAAAGTAATCTTGAGCAACTAACCAGGAGAAAATAACAAGACACATCGCAAGGTCATCATTACAACCCTCTTCAGCCTCAAATGAGTTATGACGCTGTGCAAATGTTGTTAATTCTGATATGATGTCATAATCAATAGTCAATAACTTATCATCTTCCATTAAAGTCTTTAAGTTAGAGCATCCTAACTTTTTAACTGCGGCAGTCATTCTCACACCGAGTTGAGATTTCTTTCCACTAAATCCAGAACCAACTATTTGACCTGCTCGTCCTCTCATTGCACACATAAGAACATTATCATATTCTAGGTCAAAGTGAAGAATGTTTGCTACTTGATCTCCAATATCGTTAACTTCAATCAACAACCAAGCGTCATTGTATCCTTTAGCAACTTCGTATATAATACTGGGAAATAACATTGGTTTAATTTCATTATTTCGATATTTTGCTACAACTTTATATGGAAAGTTAGTAATATCAAAAACAATAAATGCCGAA